TATTAATCCTGTGCCAGAAAAGGGGGGGACACAGGGGGGGTTCTTGATGGGGATGAGTATGAGCAAAGAGCTGACTGTAACCGAGAAGCAAGCGCGGCTAGTGGATACCCTCGTAGCAAGTGGCTGTAGCATCAAGGATGCCGCGCATGCTGCCGGTTACGCCAGCGGTGAAAGCGGGAGAGTGACAGCCAGCAAGGCTTTGCGGTTGCCTCATGTGCAAGCATATATGATGCAGAGAGTCGCAGAAACGCTTGGTTTGAACGCTACGACAGCCGCGGCGCGACTCGTGCATCTCGCTCAGGGAGCCAAGAGTGAGTATGTGCAGCTGGAAGCGAGCAAGGATATTCTGGACCGCGCTGGCTTCAAGGCTCCCGAGCGACACATGCACTTGCATGCTGGCGACATTTCTGTGAATATCGATCTGTCATAGTGGGGTGGGGGTCAAAACTCGGAGGTCCACCCCTCGACCCCGCCCTTCACTCTTGCGAATCTAAAAAAAGCTCTGTAGCATATATGCAACGGAGGACATCATGATTGATCTTATTTTCTGGACAGGCGTTGAACTACTAAAACAACTTGCTTTGTTTACTGGCACTACATATCAGGAAGTTAATGTGTGGTTGTTTGTAGTATTGCATCCACTACTAACGCTGGCGTTTTTCTTGCTATGGTTAAAGGCTAAGTTTGTGCGTTGATTTAATTTCAATGCATCTGCGATATTGCACTATTAAAAATATTTTTAGTTGCAGGGTTCGATGCCAACATTAAATGACATGCTAAAAGATATGCCCACGCATAAGAACTTCTACTTGCGTGGTGTTATAAACTCTTTATTGCCTGAGTTCATGGATCCGTTTGATTCAGAGATTAACGAGGGGAATATATCTGGCGAGGCGTTAGAAGCGTTGCGGTTTGCCGTTACCAAGATTCACCCTGATATGCAAGATGGCGAGATAGAGAGCATCAACTATGAACAGATGATGGAGGTGTTTGGTGACACATCCATCTTTGAGCGTAACTATGATATAGCCACAATGGGTGATGAGCTACGCAACTCCCTTGGTCAGTTTGGTGTGACCAAGGAAGATGGGCAGTATGTCATCTTTGACACATATGATTTTGAGCCGCGTGGTGGCTTTGAAGCATTCAAGCAGGTTATCAAAGAGACTTCCAGCAGTGGTGATGTTTATCCTGTGGCGCGTTTCCTTGGTGGCATCTTCATGCCGGAAGGGCCTGATGGCGCACCAGCAGAGGATGCGCTGCGTGTTCGCATTAAGATCCCTAATGAGGCGCAGGTTGTTGACGTAGATTTTGACAACGACATAGAGCCTGAAGCACCCACGTTTGTGTTTGAGGGTCCGATGACAAACAAGCGTAAGACGTTGTGGGATGCCTTCACTAGCATGTTGGTTACACCAGCAGAGGCTGCTGGGTTTACATCTGATAAAAATGATGGAAGTGGTTTTGCATCTCAGGATACTGTTGATGCCCCAGATGCTTTGCTTGATGATGAGATGCAAGCATTTACTGCAAATAATTTTGATCCGAGAAACTTGATTGCAGAGGAAGGCAAGTAATGCCGCCAAGAACACCAGCATGGACAAGAAAAGCCGGAAAGAACCCTCAAGGTGGCCTCAACGCTGCAGGTCGCGCATCTTACAAAGGCGGCACTCTCAAGCCGCCGGTCAAGTCAGGCGACAACCCACGCAGAGCCAGCTTCCTAGCAAGGATGGGCAACATGAAAGGTCCGGAGAGGGATGAGAAGGGCAGACCTACAAGGCTGCTAAAGTCACTTCAGGTGTGGGGTGCGTCATCAAAAGCTGATGCTAGGGCAAAAGCCAGAGCCATTAGCAAGCGTAATAAAGCTAAAGAAGGAAAAGCATAATGTGTATGTCTAGTGCTGTTAATCAAGCTATGATTATGGGTATGTTTAAAAAGCTTGGTGATTTGCAGAAAAAACCAGATGAGCCAAAAGCGCAAGCTGCGGCACCATCAACAGCAGCAATGCCAAAACAAAAACGTAGAATTAGACCAAGCCGGTTAATGCGTGCTGGTGGCGGTAATCGTTCATTCTTGGAAGGAGGGCAGTAATATGCCAATGGGTAAGGGAACATATGGTTCGACTAAGGGTCGCCCTCCAAAGAAGTCAATGCTGACATCAGGGCAAAAGAAACTGCCAGATGCATTAAAGAAGAAAATACTAAAGTCAAAGAAAAATGGCAGTTAATGAAGCTGGCAACTACACAAAGCCAGCTATGCGCAAGGCTTTGTTCAATCGCATAAAGGCTGGCAGTAAAGGCGGTGCTGCGGGGCAATGGTCTGCACGTAAGGCGCAGATGCTTGCTAAAGTTTATAAGGCAAAAGGTGGTGGATATACATCATGAAGAAACCACAAAAGTCATTGGTAAACTGGACTAAGCAAAAGTGGAGAACCAAAAGTGGCAAGCCATCCACCCAAGGATCAAAAGCTACAGGGGAAAGATATTTACCTGCGGCTGCCATCAAAGCGTTATCATCGAAAGAATACGCGGCGACCAGTGCTGCTAAAAGAAAAGGACGTGCGGCTGGTAAGCAGTTCGTCAGCCAGCCTAAAAAGATACGAGATAAAGTAAAGAAGTATAGATAATGGCTGTTGCTGAAATCCTCACAGGTATTGCGCTAGTACAGCAATCAGTTAAATTTATCAAAGAAAACATCAGTACGGTTTCTGACATCGGGCAGATTGCCAGTCAGATTGATGATCTGTTTCGTGGTGAAAAAGAAGCGCAGCAAGCTCGAAACAAAAAATCCAGTGGTAGTCTTGGCGATCAGTTTGGTGTTGACACAGTAGCCAAAGAAATTATTGACGCTAGGTTGGCAGCTGAAAAGTTGCAAGAAGTAGCTACTATGGTTGACATGCGGTTTGGTCATGGCACATGGGCCGGTATCATTGCTGAGAGAGCAAAGCGTATTCAAGCTGCGAAGGAAGCAGCAAGCAAGGCAAAGCTAAAAGCCATGCAAGAAAGGCAAGAGATGATTGACAACATAAAAGTTGTTTCAATAATATTTTCTGCCATCATCTTGTTTGCCGCGCTATTTGTTACCATAATGGTTTCAGTTGCCAAAGCTATGGGTTTCTAATGTTTTACCACAAACTTACAGAGCATGAGCGTCAGCTGCTACGCATCGTTGTTAAGAACGTACACATGCAGTATTTTCCAAAAGAGTTCCAGTCTGACTATGAAGCAGATAAATTAATTGCATCATTAGCACCATACACTGTTGAGCGTATGAAGCAGCAAGCAAAGAGACGCAAGGTTGACGAACTTTAAGTACAAGCCAGATGGGCAAGTATTAAAAGACTTTATGAAGTCTAATGTATTCTTTCGTGGCCTTAGAGGGCCAGTTGGTTCTGGCAAATCTGTGTGTTGTTGCGTTGAAATATTTCGCCGCGCACTTGAGCAACATAAGTCAGAAGATGGTATTCGTCATAGCCGTTGGGCTATCATCCGTAATACCAACCCACAACTTAAAACTACAACCATTAAGACTTGGCTTGATTGGTTTCCAGAAGAACAGTGGGGCAGGTTTACTTGGTCTGTCCCATATACGCACCATATAAAGAAAGGTGATATAGATCTTGAGGTTATCTTCTTAGCTCTTGATAGGCCCGAGGATGTAAAGAAACTCCTCTCTTTGGAGCTTACCGGCATTTGGGTAAACGAAGCAAGAGAGATACCTAAGAGTATTATTGATGCAACCACAATGCGTGTTGGTCGATTCCCTTCTATGAAGGATGGTGGTTGCACATGGACAGGTGTGATTGCAGATACTAACGCTCCAGAGGAGGATCATTGGTGGCCTATCATGTCCGGCGAGGTTCCTATACCGGATCATATTCCAAAAGAAGAAGCAAAGATGTTAGTCAAGCCAGACAACTGGCAGTTCTTTACTCAACCCGCCGGAATGGTAGAGGAAAAGGATTCAGATGGGGGCGTAGTAGGTTATGTCCCAAACGAGAGTGCAGAAAACCGAAACAATATGCGCAGCGATTATTACCCCAACATTGTGATGGGCAAGACTAAAAGCTGGATTGATGTTTATGTAATGAATAAGTTAGGAGCGATAAAGGATGGCAAACCCGTTTATCCCATGTTTGCTCCTGACATGCACGTCGCCAAAGAAGAAATCCCTGTGGCCTCTGGTGTGCCTGTATATATTGGTGTTGATTTTGGGCTTACACCTGCGGCTGTTATAGGACAGAAGGTAAGAGGCAGATGGCTTTTGTTGCAAGAGATTGTAGCATTTGACATGGGCATTGTAAGATTTAGCGAGGTGCTACGACAGGAAATATCATCACGCTATGGTGACTGTGAGATAAATATTATTGGCGATCCAGCTGGCGACTTTCGCGCACAAACGGATGAATCTACACCATTCCAGATTCTTAGAGGTTGTGGTTTGAATGCACGTCCAGCGCAATCCAATGATGTTTCTTTGCGTCTTGAATCTGTTAATGCACCACTGAATAGAATGGTTGAAGGTAATTCCGGATTGTTGATTGACCCCAGATGTCGCACCCTTATCAAAGGATTTGATGGTGGCTATCAGTATAAAAGGATGCAGGTATCTGGGGAAAGGTTTGATGACAAGCCGGAAAAGAATCACTTCTCCCACATCCACGATGCGCTGCAATATTTAATGATGGGTGCTGGTGAGGGCAGAAACATCTTGCGTAATGTGTCTGCACCTAGTAAGCCCTTTCAGGCAAAGATGGAGTTTGATGTTTTCTCTCGTAGGCCAAAGCCAAGGCGACAGGGGTTGTGGTCAAGACTTTAATTGTGCGTTGCATATTAGCATTGCATAAGGTTATTACCGCATAAAGGAGTTTAATATGTGTACTTCATCTATTTTAAAACCATTTCAAAAGTTGGGCCGTAGTTTGCTTGGCATATCCAAGCCAAAAGCACCACCTGTCTCTCAAGAGTCTCAAGACGCTGCCGCAGAGCGTAAAGCGCAAATGGTTCAGCAAGAAGAGGCGCAAAAAGAAGAGCGTCAGAAAAGACTTGAAGTTCAACTAAGACGCAAGAAAAGAGGCGGATCTGGTCAGCGTTCTTTGATATCAGGTCAAGCTGGTGGCGTTGGTTATTTTGATGAGAGCATCTAATGGATACTGTTGCCCGCCGTATGCTGGAACGGTTTGAAAAAGCAAAAGCAAACCGAGTTCTTTTTGAGTCATTGTTTGAAGAGTGTTATGAGTATGCTCTTCCAATGCGGCAAAGCTTTTTTCATGAAAGCCCCGGTCAAAGGCGGGATGACAAGATCTTCGATGAGACAGCTGTTGTTGGCACACAAGAGTTTGCATCTCGTTTGCAATCTGGCCTTGTGCCTAACTTTGCTCGTTGGGCAGACTTATTAGCTGGCAGCGAAATTCCTGAAGCTGAAGCTGATGATGTAAATAATAGCTTAGATCAGGTGACGGATTATGTTTTTGAAATTATACAAAATTCAAACTTTGGGCAAGAAATACATGAGTCTTTTATGGACTTGGCTGTTGGAACAGGCATCCTTCTTGTTGAAGAAGGTGACGCTGTTAATCCGGTCAGGTTTAATGCTATTCCGTTACCGAGTGTATACCTTGATACAGGTCCGGATGATAAAATTGACCATGTATATAGACAGCGTACTCTTAAATATGCAGACCTGCCTGTGGCGTATCCGAAAGCGGTATTTCAAGAAAGAACCGCCAAAGCAATAGCAACTCAGCCAGAAGGCAAAGTACAGATTGTTGAGATCGTTTGTCGCAACTATCAAAAGCGCAACGAGGATCGGTTTGACTTTTATGTAATTAATATTCCAGAGCAAGAGACTATTGTAGTAGATCAGTTTGTTGGCACTGGTGCTAACCCATATGTTTGTTTCCGCTGGTCAAAAGCTAGCGGGGAAATCTATGGACGTGGCCCTTTGATCAATGCGTTGTCTGCAATCAAGACAACCAATCTTACTATTGAGCTTGTACTTGAAAATGCTCAGATGGCTATCTCTGGTATCTATCAGATGGATGATGATGGCATCATTAACACTGATACCATCAACCTCGTTCCGGGGACAATCATCCCTAAAGCAATGGGGTCGCAGGGTTTGCAGCCAATCAGGAACGCTGGCAACTTTGATGTTGCACAAATTGTTCTTGGGGACATGCGCAATAACATCAAGCGGGCGTTGTATAACGACATGCTTGGCGACCCCAACAAGACACCCGCTAGCGCAACGGAAGTAGCAGAGCGTATGGCTGACCTGTCACGGCGTATTGGTTCAGCATTCGGACGACTTCAAGCGGAAATGGTGCAACCTGTATTGCAGCGGGTAGTTTACATTTTGAAGAAACAAGGTCGTATTGATTTGCCAACAATCAATGGGCGTGAAGTAAAGATTCGTTCTTCATCTCCATTGGCTCAAGCGCAAGCTAATCAGGATATATCATCTATCTCAAGATATCTACAGCTTGTTGGTGGCACATTTGGACCAGAAATCCTAAACCTTCTTGTAAGTTCAGAAGATGTTGCGGTGCATCTCGCCAAGAAGTTTGGAGTGCCTGATACTCTTGTTCGCGATAAAGTAGATCGTGAGCAACTGATAGCAGCAGCACAACAAATGGCGCAGCAGCAACAACAGCAACAAATGATGACGGAGCAAGATGTCTAACCAAATAGGTATTGACAATTTTCCTCGTTCTAGATCAGACGATGAAAAAATTTCCAAAGATATAAGATCGCTATTTCGTACCCCTAATGGACAGGAGGTAATGAAATATTTGCGTTCCATAACAATCGAAGCAGTCACAGGGCCAGCCGCAAGTGATGCCGAATTAAGGCATCTCGAAGGGCAGCGGTATCTAGTCGGTCTCCTTGAGAGGCGTATTAAACATGCAGAAAAGGTAGAGAAAAATGGAACAAGCAGATAATGTAGAAGTAGCTACTTTAGCTACTGAAGCACCTGTGTCCGACAGACCAGAGTGGCTTCCTGAAAAGTTTAAATCACCAGAGGATATGGCTTCATCATATTCTGAGCTTGAGTCTAAGCTTGGGCAGGGCGAGACTGCGCTGCGTGATAAGATTCTTTCTGAGTTAGAAGCAGAAGCTTACTCAAACAGACCGGCTAGTGCTGGTGACTATGCCATACCAGAGATGATTGATCCTGAATTGGCAACTGACAATGAGCTGTTTCAATGGTGGGCTAACCACGCTTATGAAAATGGTTATAGTCAAGAAGAGTTCGAAAATGGCATTGAGCAATATGCTGCTGCCCTTGAAGCAATGGGTCCGGATCTCGATGCGGAACGTAAAGCATTGGGCGACAATGCTGATGCTCGTATTGAAGCTGTTGAGCTTTGGTCTCAAAAGTTTTTTCCAGAAGAGTTTACCGAAGTAGTAATGACTATCGGGCAAACAGCAAAGGGTATTGAAGCGTTGGAGTTTCTTATGCAAAACATGCAAGGCTCAAGTGTGTCTCGCGATGGTCAGCCAGCTATGCGTATGTCAGAAGATGAGCTACGCACAATGATGCAAGATCCGCGTTACTGGAACCCTGTCAAGAGAGATGCTGCTTATGTTAAAAAAGTCGAAGAGGGTTTTTCCCAAATCTACAGGTAGCGTATTTCATAAGGATGGCGATGTTGAAATAGTTAAGGCAACGAGTGAACATGCTGCCTACCTTCAGCATCGCCTACGTCCTACTGATATTCGTGAATGTATGATAGCTGGCGCATCACCTTGGGCTGCGCTTCATACACCATTAACAGACAAGCATGGCAAGACTTGGACAATACTGTTCAACGGAGAACCTGCTTGCATGTATGGTGTGTCAGCTGTTTCTGAAGATGAAGAATTTAATAGTGCAATTATATGGCTGTTAGGTAGCAACTTAGTGGAAAAAGAGTCGCGCAAGTTCTTAAAAGTGACTCGGCAGATAGTTGATTACCTACAGGGTCAATATGATTTATTAGAAAATGTTGTGCCAATTGACCACACCAGAACTCTTAAGTGGTTGGATTGGTTGGGTTTTTACTTTTCAGATCAAACAACAGTCATCAATGGCTTTTCTTGCGTTCGTTTTGTGCGTTGCAATCCTGCCATAGAGGTGCGATTTGAATGATATTACGGCCTGTTTCAAACTGACAGCCTCGCAACGAGACAACTGGATGATGGAAGAAACGGACAACCGTTGGTGTAGTGAAACTTTTTTATAAGGACTGAAGGAAATGGCTAATACAATTGATCAAGCCTTTATCAAGCAGTTCGAGACTGAAGTTCACATGGCTTATCAGCGCATGGGTTCTAAACTCCGCAACACTGTACGCACCGCTGGTAATGTTCGTGGTTCTGTTGTTCGGTTCCAGAAGATTGGTTCTGGTTCTGCCAACACAAAGTCTCGTAACGGCAACGTAACTCCAATGGAATTGGCGCATACAAACGTAGAAGCTACTATGGCTGACTACTATGCACCAGAGTACATTGACAAACTCGATGAGTTGAAAACAAACATCGATGAGCGTCAAGCTGTAGCACAATCTGCTGCCGCTGCTCTAGGTCGCAAGACTGACGAAATCCTGTATACAGCTATGGACGCTGGTGCAAACGCAACTCAGATCAGCACAACTGGTGCTGCTGTTACTAAAGCTAACCTGCTCACTCTTTTTGAAACATTCGGTTCTGCCGATATTCCAGAAGATGGTCAGCGTTATCTTGCCATGCATCCAAAGGGATATGCAGACCTGTTCCTGATTGATGAGTTTGCCTCATCAGATTATGTTGGCGATCAGAACCTGCCATTCGCTGGCGGCATGACAATGAAAGAGTTCTTGGGCTTTAAGATCTTCTCAACATCAGCAATTACAGCTGGTAAGAATATGGCTTACCACTCAACTGCTGTTGGTCTTGGCATCAACTCTGATGTTCAGACAGAGATCAACTATGTGCCTGAGAAGGCTGCCCACCTTGCAACCTCAATGATGTCAATGGGTGCTGTTGTTATTGACGACAACGGCGTCTATGAAGTCCTTGATAACAACTAAGGAGTAAGAAGAAATGGCTTATAATGCAGCAAACCTTACTCGCATTGGTGGTGCCTCTAACGGCGACCTGTGGTTTTACACTTCAGCAGATGCAATTGCTGACGTAAACACTGCCGGTTATTTTAATGACGCATCGAACATGCTTGCAGTTCGTGATGTTATTATTGTTGTAGATACCGCAACACCAACAACCAGCTTCGTTAATGTTCTTTCGAATGCTAGCGGCGTGGTTGACGTTTCAGATGGCACAGCCATTGCTGAAACAGACACTGACTAATAGGGGTGGGGGGCTTCGGCCCCCCATTATCTGATGCCAACAGTAGCTAACTCTGACATTGATATTGCGTCACGCGGCCTGATCCTTATCGGAGCAGAGCCGATTACTTCGTTTACAGCTACAAGTACAGAAGCGACTGTAGCCAATGCTATATATGAAGATGTCATTAGGACATTGATGTGTTCTAGTCGTTGGCGGTTTTCAACAAAACAAGCGCAGCTAAACTTATTAACGAATGCCCCAACCGGCAGATATGACACAGCGCATCAATTGCCATCTGACTTGTTGATGCTACACGCTGTTACAGTCAATGATGCCATTATTGAGTACAATATTTATGCTGACAAAGTATTTAGTAACTCATCACAAAATGATGCGTTAATCGCTGACTACACTTTTAGAGCGTTGGAACCTAACTTTCCATCATACTTTACACTAGCTGCCGAGTTTTCATTAGGTGCATCATTTGCTTTGTCGATTGCAAGAGATGAGCAGCTATCAGCTTTGCTAGAGAGAAAGGCAGCGGAACTTTTGCAACAGGCAAAAACTCTGGACAGCCAGCAACAAACAACACGCAAACTTGTTACATCGAGGTTTATTACTGAAAGGCGAAGTTAATGGCGAGAATACGGATACCGCTAAACAACTTTGTTTTTGGTGAGATTAACCCATCATTGACTAGCCGCATTGATGCGGCTGTTTACAATCAAGCTGGGCAATCTGTAAAGAATGTTTTTATTCGCGCTGAAGGAGGTATTATTAATCGCCCCGGATCGGAGTTGCATCATAAATTCTTAGACGGTGCTAGCAATCCGATTGCTTATTCATCAAGCTATACGCAGCAAATACGTCTTGAGCCTTTTGTTTTTTCAAGCGATGAAAAGTATGTAGTGGCGTTTATTGCTGGAACTACGGCTGGCAGCATACAGATATTTAGAGTTAATACTGATGGCACGTTTAACTCGCTTGTTGCCACATTGACCACTGACGTTGATGGCGATGATCTTCCGTTTACATACACAAACCTAACGCAGTTTACATATGCGCAAAGCGGCGACTTTATGTTTATTGCGCATACAAACTTTGCACCTTTAGAGCTTGTCAGAACAGGTTTAACAAGTTTTGAAGTGCGGGTGTATGAGTTCGATATTTCTGCTGATGGCAATAGAAAGCTACAACCTTATTACAATTTCCAAGGCAGCGCAGTTACAATTGCGCCATCAGCTACATCAGGAACAGGAGTTACAGTAACAACTAGCTCTGCTTATTTTAACGCGGGTATGGTTGGCTCAAGTCTTTTAATCCACGACACGCAGGTAGACATTACCGCAGTTACCAGCTCCACTACAGCTACCGTCAATGTGCAAGGCACAATTGAAAGGCAACTAGATTTTGATTCGTTGAACACAACAGAAGGTTCTGACAGAGTTCATGTTGTAATGGAGTCGCATGGTCTTAGTGCAGGTGACTCAATTACTATAAGTGATGCTGGCGCATTAGGTGGCATTAATAATGGAAACATTAATGGCACAAGAACAATCACAAGAATATTAAACGCCAATGAGTTTGACTATCAAGCTGGTGGTTCAGCTTCATCTACTGCGACAGGTGGTGGCAATCCCATCATTAGCAGCACCGCTGCAACAACAGACTGGTATGAGCAATCTTTTAGTTCTTACCGAGGGTTCCCTGCTGCTGTAACATTCCATGAAAATAGATTGTGGTTTGGTGGAACACCAGCGCAGCCTAGTGGTATATGGGCATCAGCTAGCGGAGAGTTTTTTAACTTTGATGTTGGCAAGGGTGAGGACTTTGATGCATTGGATTTGGAAGTATCTGTAGGTGTGACTAACTTTGTTAGGCATCTTGTATCTAACAGAGACTTGCAGGTATTTGCTAATCAAGGGGAGTTCTTTTTGCCAGCATTCCAAGATGCACCTATTACCGCATCAACAGCAAAAATATCTGAGCAGACTCCATTTGGTTCTAGCTATGTAAGGCCACTGTCTTTAGATGGTGCAACATTGTTTGTGCAAGCAACTGGCACAGCTGTAAGAGAGTACATTTTCAGTGATTCAGAAGCAGCTTACACAACCAACATGGTTTCTATATTATCTTCGCATCTTATTTCTTCGCCTGTTCAATTAACATCTGTCAAAGGATCCTTAGATCGCCCCGGAGCGTATGCATTCTTTTTAATGGACAATGGTGAGATTGGTGTATTCTACAGCATTAGATCTGAAAAACGTGCTGGCTGGATGCGTTGGACTACAGAAGGAAGATATCATTCTGTGTGCGCAGTTGATGAGCAGCTGTTTGTTGTAACGTCAAGAGACGATGGCAATGGCACACCCTCGCTTTGTCTTGAGCAATTTACGCCTGAATTGAATATGGATTTTAGCAAAGAGTTTAGTGGTGCTGCTGGTGTGTTTAATGTTTCATCAAACTTTTCCGATGGTGCTGTAGTAGATGTAGTTGACGATACAGAATATCTTGGACAGTTTACTGTAGCTGGTGGTGAAATTGATGTTAGTGCTGTTAAGCTTTCAACATCAGTAGAAGCGGGTTACAAGTTTGTTCCTGAGTTAAAAACAATGCCACTAGATGCTATGGTGCAAGGCGGTCCACTAACAGGCAGACCTCGCAAGATAACAAATGTTATACTTGACTTAAAAGATACATTAAGTGTTTCGGTTAATGGAACCAATATGATCATTCGTAATGTTACCTTTAACCCTGCCCAACCTAGGCAAGCGTTTACAGGCAAGAAAGAATTTAGGGTGCTGGGTTACAGTAAAGACCCAGTTGTTACAATCTCACAGATAGCACCACTTGACATGCAGCTAAATGGTATGGTGGTCGAGGTAGCGTTCCAATGAGCTTTTGGATGTTTGCAGCGTTGGCTGTTGGTACTGTGGTTGATATTGCTGGACAGGATCAAGCAGCTAGAGCAGAAAAGATTCGTCAAGATGAAATAGCAAGGCAAGCTAAAGAAAATGCCGAGATGGTTAAGCTAAATGCAGAGATTGCTGCGACAGCCAGATCTCGCGCCTATACTAGCTTTGTAAGAAACTCATCTGCTATTGCTGGCTTTAATCGTCGTGGAGATGATCGTTCTTTAAAGTCAATACAAATAGCTGGCAAACAAAAGAGTGCTGAAGAGTTGCGGGCCGCTGAGTTGCAGAGTTTATTTACCAGAGGGCGTTACGCTAGTCAGGCTGCATTTGCTCGCTTTGAGGGTCAAGCGGCTATGGATCAAGCTTTAATCAGTCAGGTGTCAACCTTGGCTAGCAATGGTTACAAAGCTGCATCCATTGCAGGAGGATAATTTTTTATGGCTAAGATTGAAGTATTAAAAGGACAGCAATCTACATCAGTTGGACCCATTGGTATTGTCTCTATGGGCAGGGGCGGCGTTGCGGCTGGGCAAGCTATGTCTGATGCTGGCAAGCGTATCTTTGATGCTGCCTTCGAGTATGCTTATAATGCTGAAAAGAACAAAGGGCAAGAAGAGGCTCGTCTTGCTGCTATCAGCGCAAGAGACGCAGATGGCAACCTTGTATTCCCTGAGATTCCAAAGTCATTATCACCTGTTGCTCAAAAGTATTACGAGCCTATTGCCGCAAAGCGTTATACAGATGCGTTGTTGATTGACATTGATTCAAACGCAAAACAAATAGCTGCTAATCATGAAAGAGACCCTGATGGGTTTCAAAAAGAATTTAAATTATTCTTAGACACAACACAAAATAATGCTGGCAAATATGCTGGCATTGTTTCATCTGCTGGTGCAGTTGTTTCTAAACAATATCAAGTTGATTTGTTTACAAAGAAGGTAGAGTTTGAAGATAAAATTGCTGCACAAAATGCTGTAGTTAATATTAACAAAAGGATTGCTGATATACAATCCACTGCATCTGCTGGTGCTACTGGCACTGCCAGAGCAATGCTATCTAGCGGTTTAGAAGAGTTAAATGGGGTTATTGCTGAACACGGTGATCGTTTTGGCATGGCTTATTTACCTGAGACAACAGCTAAATTGCGTTCTGCATTTGTTACTGGCGATATAATTAACATTTCTAATAAGCTTGCTACTGTTCTTGGCAATGATGATCCTTATGCTTCAGATGCAAAATTATCTGTTTATTTAAATTATATGGCAGTTGCACTGGAAAGCAGAACTCTTGACGGTATTCCACCAGATATACGAAAAAGCTTAGAGTCTGTTGGCTTCAAAGAAGATTATATTAATGATGATGTATTTGATGGCCTTCATTCAATGATTGCAAGAGATGTTAGAACTCGTCAAGGCACTGTTGCAGAACTATTTAACCAACGCAAAGAAACATTGCTTACTGGGGCTGCGGTTACAGACCTTGGCAATGGGTTTAATCTTTCAGGAAAGGACGCTGACAGGGTAAGCAATGCTATTGGCATTAGGAACTCCGTTGACCTGTCAAACAATCTTAGCCTGATTATGACACCGCCATCAGATGCAGCACAAAAAATTCAGTGGGAGGCAAAGTTTGGTGCTTTCCATAATATTTTATTTGAAAGCACTGGTGAGCTGCCTACTGTTGTTAAGGATTATTTAACTAACGTAGACACATTGACCGCTGATCAACTTCCTGTTGCAATTGCTATGTACCAACAAGCGACAACATTCAATCGTGGCACATATTCAGAAAAGCTGAGTCGCGGTTTAAGTGATGAGTCTGTTGTAATGTGGGAGACATTATCAAACGTGCAAGATGTTCTTGGCACATCAGCATTGCCAGAGTTTATGAATGCATTCCGTGAAAAAGATACAGCAACAGCTGACGAGGTAAAGGCTAATATCTTTAGAAAGCTTGGCAAAGACAAAGGCACTGTAGCTTCTGCTGTTAGAGAGTTTGTAACTGATAACATCAGAAGCGATGCAAGCCCTGATGAGATTACTTTTTACACACGCTTTGCAGATGACCTGCTTTATTCAATGGATAAACCGCGAGTTGAAAGGATCTTAAAATCTGCTGGCGATGCTGTGTTTCGCAAAAGCAAACTGCTTCATCCAAGCATTGGGCGTTCAAGGTTTACACCGGAACGTGCATACACTGATGATGCGACAATGGAAGATTTTAAGGTTACTGCACAAACTAAGTTAGAGCTTTTGGGGAAAGGGCTTGAGCTTGGTCGCAACGCATTTCTTGTGCCTGATCCAAGAGAGGGATCAGCATTGCCTGTATATACGTTTGTAGACGCTGACAAAAACATTATTACTTACAATGGTAAACCTATGCAAATTGGCAATCAAGGTGTTCTTAAAAGAATGTCTGAAAGGCGTGGCATTACTGTTCGCCAGCTTCGGTCTCAGGCGGCAAATGCAAGAGAGTTGTTTGTTAAAAATCAAGACATATTTGATGAGGCATATGCGCCATGATGGATATAGGACGCAGAGATTTCTTTATACCGATTCCGGCAGCAATTAGTGAGGAAACTCCTGTAAGCTGGTGGGAAGGTTATAAGGCTAATGTTGCTTACAACAACATGCCTCTTATCGAAAGCGTTGAAGAGGCTAAGTTGTTTGGCAACGTGCCTTTAGATGAAGAGTTTGATGTTGCAGCCAACATATCAGAAGAGCTGTTGCCTTATTATGATGACCTTATTCGTGCAAAGAATCCAGCGCATCTGGCTTATCTTGAAGAACGTGCATATACAGCAATTGAGCGTAGGCGCAAGGCTGGTGATGCGCCAATAACAGCTATGCTTGCTGGTGGGTTTACAGATCCGCTGGCATTAGCCTCATTTATTCCGGGGCTACAGTTTATTAAAGTTGGCAAGACCTTCGGTCAGGCGGTGACTAGGGGTGCTGCTGCGGGTCTTGCCTATGGAGTTGCGTCTGAAGCTAGACGTGCGCCATTTGCCGTAGCTGACGAGCCGTATGAAGCTGCAAGCAACATTGTAGCTTCTACTGCTTTGTCTGCTGGCTTTGGTGGTTTGATGCGTACCGCACCATATGCCAAGCCCTTTTTCCAAAGCACTGCCGCTAAGATGGGTAGGATCTACCGTGGCGAGAAGTTTAAGCATGTTTGGAGTAATCCAGATGAGGTTGTTGATCCAGATGCAATGATTGTGTATTCGCCTGATGGCACAGCTTCTGTTGCAACTGTTGTTCAGCGTTCTGAATCTGGCGGTATTATTGTAAGAACGTCAGATGGTAAGGAAGAGATTTTAGGGTTAAGTCCTTTATCTCAAAAAAGTCCATATGATCCAGAGTTTGTTATTGAAACTATAGAGGGAACTCCATCTGTTAAAAATTTATCCGATGATGAACTTCTTGTTGTTCTTGACACATTAGAAAGAAAGATAGCCGCATCACTTAAAAACAAAACTCCAAACTATGAAATGATTAGAGAACGTAATGCTATCAAGATAGAGCAGAAAAGGCGGTCAGGTGAAGCTGTGACTCCTCCTGATGTTCCAGCGTTACCAACTATCACAAATCTTGATGAAGGCTATACAGCAGGCTCTGGCGGCGACTTTGACACTACTCAAGTAAATTGGATGGGCAGTCCATCGCAACGCGCTATGCAACGAGACGATTTGAATGATGAGGTTAAAGAGTTTTTTGCTCTTCTTTCATATAATGGATCAGTATCTACTCAAGGCGCACGACAAGGCAGAGCATTTCAGTCTGTAGCACAGGAGGCGCAAACATTTATTGGTCAATTTGAGCGTCTTAACCAAACAATGCGCGACCTTCACTCTCAACAAGTTCGTGGTATTGCCAAGGCTGCTAGGGTAGGTAGTATTTACAACCCTATGAGTGGCTTTGATGATTGGGCCAACGACACTATTCGTAGATATATTCTGTCTAATTCAACTGACCCTAGGCTGCGTAGGCTTGGTCAGGATGGCATAACAGACCAGCAAAAAGAAGCTGGTGTGCTTCTTGGTGATTTGTTTAAGTCATTTTCTGATGATATGAATTACACAGGGCTTGTTAAGAATAACGAGCGTTTAGGCAAGATTATAACAAAAAATCAGGCTGAGTTAGATAAAGTTACACAGAAGCTAGCTGATCTTGAGGACAGTATTAAAAAGGGCGGTGGTGCTACAAAAAAACAATCGTCATTTCGTGATGCGTTGGAAAACAGGCAAGCAATACTTAAAGCTAGAATAGAGTTTTATGAAGGGCAGATTGACAAACCACTTCGTTCTGATTTTGTGTTTCCAATATTTTATGACAAAGGCAAGTTAGCATTAGATGAGCCGCGTAGTGCGCTTACTAATGTGTTTGCAGAAGATTATAAAATGCAACGCCTTGCAGAAGGACAAGATCCTGATGGTGCTTTTTCTGATGCTGAACGTACACTGTCTCGCATTATGCAAGAAGATGGCGAGGAAATGGAAAACCTTATGCGCAGTAGAGATACTGCTGGCAGAGCAAAACATCTAAAGCAACGCAAAACTAACATCGATGTAGCTAAAGTTGTAGATTACATTCATGCAGATATGGAAGCGTTATACACATACATTGATCGTATGGGGCGGCAGATATCTTTTGCAAATAAGTTTGGTGGCAGAAATATTGATGAGGTTATTGAAGATTTAGATGATGCTTTAATCCGCGCTGGTAAAAATTCTAAAGAGCGTAGCAGATTGCTTGCTGATTTCTATGGTGATTATGAGCGTGTAATGGGTACGTTGCAGCGCAGTCCTGATCGATGGGATAACCAAGCTGCCAAGGCTGCTAAAGCTTGGACAGGCTGGACATTTCTTCCGCTTGCTGGTGTTTCTGCTATTACTGACACAGGCTCTATTGTTATGGCGCATGGCATGAAGGATGTTATTGCAGCTGGCTTTGCTGCAAGTGATACAGCATTTGCTGGCAAAGTTGTCCGTGAAGGGCAGCTTGCTGGCGAGTTGTTAGATATTACTAAAAATGTTTATGCTAGAGAAATGCTTAACGATACAGCCCGAAAGGTTAAGCCAAACCTAAATGAACGTATTATTCAACGGGGCAACCAATTTATGTATTCGGCCAACGGTCTTGCGTTAATTACATTTGGTGGCAAAACATTAGATCAAATACTGGCAAACAACAAATTTATTAAACTGTCGCGTCAATGGTCTGAAGGTAAGATATCTTTATTTGATCGTGAGTATCTTGCTCGTTATGGCATTGATGAGGATATGGCTAAGTTTATAGCCAAAGCCCCTACTGAAAAGCACGATAGGTTTGACTTTGAGTTTGCCAACACAGACGCTTGGGATCAGTCAACCCCACAAGCAAGAGAGATTATGCGTAAGTATCAAGCTGCGCTTGCCTCACATGCAAACAATACAATTGTTATGGGACAGACGTTTGACAAGCCATTGATTGTAGATGGTGTTGCTTATCTGCGTGACAATCCATTCTTTCAATCTGTGCGCAAAGCATTTCCATCGCAATTTCCTATTGAAAAGCGGCTGCGTACTGGTGCTGAAAACATGGTGCGTATTGAAAGCGGTTTGATGTCGCTGCCATTTACATTTATGAATTTTGCATTTGGTGCCAACAACAAAATACTTGGTGCTATCCGTGACCCTAACAGGCGTTATAGATTGCAAGGTGTAGTTTCCTTGATTGGCTTATCTTATATGTCACTAGCATTTAAGAAACCTGACTATTGGTTTGAAAAGCGTGGCACACCAGAAGTTATGGCGCGAATTATAGATCACTCTGGTGTGTTGGGCATCTACTCTGACCTTGCATATACAGGGCTAAACATTGCTGGCAACGCTGGCATGATCAGCGAGGACTTTCCAATACCACCTAAGTATGTAAGTCCCAATCGTGATGAGCGTATGATGGATGCTTTTGTTGAGCCATTTGGCGCACCGGCTGGGCTTGGTCTTGAATACGGCAGGGCATTAAAAGATTTTATGGATGGCAATACATCTGATGCATCTGAGCGTCTAAAGTATGCATTGCCATTTATTGGTTTGTATCCAATTCGTGATGATATGCGCGAGTTAGTTGGTAGTATAGGAAGGAATTGATTGTGCGTTGTGTACTGCATTGTTGCTATGATAGGGGATTAGCATGACTATTAATTTAAGTGATAACAACCCGCGTATATCGTACACTGTGGCGCAAGGCGTTACACAGTCTGCCTTTGTTGTGCCATTTGAGTTCTTTCAGGATGAAGATCTTAACGTATATGTTGACGGTACACTAAAGACATTAACAACTCATTACACAACAGCTGACGATTCAGGCAATACACAGGCTCATACGCAGGGCACAACCGGATATATACACTTTACTGCTGGTAATGAGGTTACTGGTATTTCTGGCGGTAGTACAGTTATTTTAACAAGAGACGTTGAGTTGGAGCGTGTAACAGACTTTCCAACATCGGGTCCATTTGACGTTGCGTCTTTAAACACAGAGCTTGATAAGTTTGTTGCAATTGCAGCTGACCTTAAAGATGCAATTGGTCGTAGTATACAGCTAACAGATTTTGATACATCAGCTGGATTATCTCTTACACTTCCGTCTGCTGCAAACCGAGTTGGCAAGTTCTTGTCTTTTGATTCAAGCGGCTCACCAATTGTTACGACTAATGCTGGTAACTATAAAGGTGCATGGTCTGCTGGTACTGCATACTCAAATGGCGACACAGTTACAGACACAACTGATAATAATATTTACATTGTAAATACTGTGCACACATCTTCTGGCGTTTTGCCATTAACAGCAAACGTAAACTCATCTTATTACACATTGTTTATTAATGTTTCTACAATTCAAACAGTGTTGATAGAAGATTCGGCAACCAAATTGGCAATAGTATTGGGATAAACAAATGGCTAATACCTTCAAACTAAAAACTAATGGGGCTATGCCAGCCAGTGCTGGTACGCCTGACACACTTTACACAGTTCCGGCTTCAACTACTGCCGTAGTTGTTGGTTTGACACTGGCAAACATTCACACAACCTCAGTTACAGCCACAGTGCAGATTGTGTCTACAACTGTTGATGTTGAAACTAACGAGACAGTCAGCGTTGTTAAAGACGTTCCTATCTTGGTTGGCTCATCTTTAGAAACCATGTCTGGCAATAAATATATTTTGCAAGAGGGTGATGTTATTAAAATTGATTGCAGCGTATCTGCCAAGATTGATGCGACATTGAGTGTGATGGAGATAACCTGATGCGGTACATTGGTGCTGACGCAAATACTGCTAACAACCAAGTCTACAC